CAGCCACTGGGGCTTATTGCAGAGCAAAAGCAGATGGGAAAGACAATATCGCCGTCGCAAACGGAGCACACAGTAAGGCACGCGGCATTCTGGGCTGCTATCTGGTGCTGACTGAGTACGACGATGACGGCAATATGCTGTGGGCAAAGATGGCAAAAGTAGACGGCGTTTCTGTCAAAGAAAACGTCTGGTACATGCTCAAAAATGGCGAGTTTGCGGAGGCAGAGCCGCGAAAAAGCACTGCAAAACCAAATTGAAAGAAAGGAGCAGGCCATGCAGAAGCCGAGTCTTACGATAGGCGAATGCGTCCAGATCCTTCGGGACAACAACATCTCAAAGTCCGAAAAGGTCTTGGGAGCACAGATCCAGGCGGGGCTGTTTGCCAGCTGGGCGATTCCGTCCGTAGGAACAAAAGAGCCTTGCCCTGACATCTCCCGCGCCGGTTTTATGGCGTGGGTGAAGGACTTTTACAAGCTCGAAAAGGTTTATACAAAGGAGGAACCAAGAGAATGAGACTCAAATCGTTCGTCGCCACCGGAACGGTAGGCCTGCTGGCCATTATCGGCGCGGTGCAGGTGGTGCGCTGGGCCTGCTCTTTGATGGCCGTTGCACTGGCTTGCTGGGGCGGCTGGGACATCGCCGAGGCTGCGCATGCCGCGCCTTGGATTATTGTTGCATCCACTGCCGGGCTGGCAATGTCGCTTTATGGGATGCATGAGGACAATAAACGGTATAAGCGCACCGGCTACGGCAAAATCGTCCGCAACCATGCCCGGAACCCGGAGTATCCGCAGGATGAGGAGAAGGGCGCATGAAGCTGGAAGAGTTGGTTCGGCAGCAGGCCGAAGAGTATCTGAAAACAGCCACACGGCTTGCAACGGAGTCCGCACTCACGGGAGACATCTGGCTGCGGGTCATCTGCCGGGAAAAATCAGAGGTCTATAGTGCGGCAGCAGATGGGCTGCTCACAGCCCTCCACGATGCGGAGGATGTCGCACATGGCTGATAACATCCACTATATCACATGGTACACCGTGTACAGCGCCAAGACCGGTGAGGTAGTGGCAGCGGGAACGTCCTCCATGTGCGCTGCGAAGCTTGGATACAAGAGCGCCAACAGCTTTGCGTCTGTCGTTGGACACCGGCGCCATGAAAAAAAGCGTCCGTACAAGTACATTTTTGAGCAGGAGCGCATTGATCGCGCGGAGGTTGACTGTCTCCCTCCGCTTCGCCGTTACTGCAAAAAGACAAAAAAGGAACAGGAATATGAACGGTAGATATATGCGAGCCGCAGAGATTCGCTGGCATAATCGTCAGCCGGAGCGGCTACGGCACATCCACCAGAAGAAGGAGAAGAAAAAGGTGAGCACGGTACAGATTTTTGACGGGGATTTGCGTTTTGTCAACGAAATCCCCATGCCGAACACGCTGGCGGGCATCCAGTACGCCGACCAGCTGGCAGCAGAAAAGCCGGGCCGTCTGTACGTCGTTATGGACGAGCACCGGCGGAAGGTTTACCAGAGGTGACATCATACATGACCCTAAAACAAAAGGAACGCCGCAAAGCGGTTCTGCGGTATGCAGTCAGCGTCCCCGAATGGAATCTTGCGCTCAAGCATCGGGCGGCAGCAGAGCTTACGAAATGCGCAAGCCTCTTGATGAGCGTAAGTCAGATGATGCTTGCGACCGACGCGGAAGACCGTTTTTATCCAGACAGATTAGATTATGGGATGTCTCCGACGGGATATGCAAAAGCCGTTTCGGATGCAGAGTACAGCCTCGGCACAGCCGCTTCGGCGCTGGAAACCGTAGTTGCTTTAGCAGATGAGTCAAACGCCTTCCCGCTTATCAGCTCCACCCAGACCGGCGGGTTAGATGACGCGATGGGCAGCATTGAGGCGGCCTACAATTCGGGTCTTGGGTGGCTGGCAGATCTGTGCCGGGTACACGGGATGGATGAGGTGACATACAATCATGGATAAAATGACCATTTACGAGCAGTGCCGGGAAGTCCCCAAAGACGCCCAGAGGCCTATCGCAGCGGGCCGCCTGAAGGGCAAGACCGACATTAATCCCATGTGGCGCATCAAGAAGCTGACTGAGCTTTTTGGGGCGGCTGGTACGGGCTGGAAGTTCGACCCGCCGGTGTTCGAGGAAAAGACCGGAGCAAAGGGTGAAGTTGTCGTGCAGTGCTTTACGAATCTGTACGTCAGGCAGGATGATGGGGAAGCGTGGAGCGCCCCCATCCCCGGAATCGGCGGTTCTATGCTGATCGCGATGGAATCCGGCGGGCTCCGAACGGATGATGACGCTTACAAAAAAGCGTATACGGATGCCCAGAGCGTGGCCTGCAAGGCGCTTGGGATCGGCGCGAACGTATACTGGAAGGACGAATCCACCAAGTACACCCCGCTTCCGTCTATTCCCGCCCCGGTGTGCGCCTGCTGCGGAAAGAAAATCATCGGCATCAAAACCAAGGACGGGAAAAAGATGACTGCTGAGCAGGCAGCGGAACGAAGCAAGGCAAAATATGGCCGTATACTCTGCGTGGAATGCGCAAAGAAACAGCCGAAAGAAGATGGAGGAATGTCTCGTGCTTAACATCGTGGCATTGATGGGCCGTCTGGTCTACGACCCGGAGCTCAAGACCACCCAGAACGGCACCAACGTGTGCAGCTTCCGCATCGCGGTTGACCGCAGCTTTACCCGGCAGGGCGAAGAGCGCAAGGCCGATTTTATCGACGTCACCGCGTGGCGGAAGACCGCCGAGTTCGTCTCCAAGTATTTCCAGAAGGGCAGCATGATCGCCATCGAAGGCAGCTTGCAGACCCGTCAGTACCAGGACAAGAACGGCAACAACCGCACAGCTACCGAGGTTCTTGCGTCGCAGGTGAGCTTTTGCGGCGGAAAGGCCGCAGAGAAGCCCGCTGTGCGCGATTTCGACCAGCAGACGGAAAATCATGTGCGCGAAGCAAACGCCGCTCACAGCGCCCCGCAGAAGCCTCAGAGCGTGCCGGAGTATTCGCAGGGCAGCGCAGACGACTTTTCGGTCATTGATGACAGCGAAGACCTCCCGTTCTAAAACGAAAGTTGCGCTATCTGGCTATACGGGCGCGCAAAGGAGGTGATTGAGTGGCACAGGACGATAAAAAGTCATTTGTGGCGTATCTGAGCTGGTTCGACGCGCTGGAAGAATACTCCGACGCAGAGGTTGGGCAGTTGATGCGAGCTCTTGCACGGTATGCCAAAACCGGAGAAGAGCCAGAATTTTCAGACCGTGGGATGCGTGGCAACTGGAAATTTATGTGCAGCGACGTAAAACGGGCGTCTGAAAAATGGGATGAAACCCGCAAGAAACGCAGCAACGCCGGAAAACGCGGTATGGCAAAGCGCTGGGGAAAGTCTGACGACATAACAAAAATAACAAACGATAACAATGTTAATGACGACATAACAAAAATAACTGTAGATGTAAATGGAGATGTAGATGTAGATGTAGATGTAAATGGAGATGTAGATGTTGTAAAGCGCGATAACACCGCCGCCGTTGATATGGAGTTATCAAAAATCGTCCAGCATTACCAGCGGGCTATCGGTGACTTCCCGCGTTCGGCGCTGGAAAAACTGCAAAAATGGCGGCAGGAGTACAGCGCGGAGATGATTTTGCTGGCGATTGACAAGGCCGCAGAGGCCGGGAAGCGCTCGTGGAACTATATCAACGGCATCCTGTCTGTCTGGCAGCGGGACGGGATACGCACCCCGGGGGACGTGGCAGCGAATGAGCAGCGCCGACAAGAGCAGCCTCGCGGGAAGCAAGCCGCAGAAAGCACCGTAGAAGCATACGCGAATATTTTCAAGGGGGTGAAACCGTGACAGTGGAGATGATGACAAAGCTTCTTGCGGACGCTGAGGCCTATTTTGGACGGCCTCAGACCGCAGAGAACCGCGCAAGTATCGCGGAGATCTGGGCGAACTCATCGCTCAAGGATGTGCCGGATGATATGGCCTATAAGACATTCCACGAGGTGATTTCGGAGTGCAGCTGGCAGAGCCAGCTTCTCCCGGCGTGGAAAAAGGCCATCGAAAAGGCCCGGGGCGAGCAGATTATGGTAAAGCGCTGCCTTGCTGCCCGCACCCGGATGCTTAAGTCCAGAGCAGAAAGAAAGCTTCTTGGGCAAGAAAACCAGAACGGAGGACGAAATGCCTAGATACAAAGTCATCGTAGAGTGCAGCGGCCCGCACGGGAACGCGGCGCTTACATACCGCATCAACACCACAAGCCGGTTTGCGGCAGAGTTCCGGGCCTGCCAGCTGGCGGGCGACCATTACCCCGAGTATCGGGACATCAAGCCAGTGAGAACGGAGGCGTTGAAAAATGACGACGACGCCGTGTAAAGACTGCCCCACTCGTCACCCGGTATGCCACGACACATGCCCAAAGTACGCCGAGTTTAAGCGCCAACGCGCCGCAGACCTCGCTTATACCAAGCAGATGACCGACCGTGGCGTTGTATACCGTTACGATTACGAGGACCGTCACCGGGAGCGGGGACGCAAGAAGTACATGGGAGCAAACGGAGGAGCGGACAGATGAAAGTACTTATCGCCTGTGAGGAATCGCAGGAAGTATGCAAGGCGTTCCGGGCAAAAGGCCACGAAGCCTACTCCTGCGACATTCAGGAGCCGTCCGGTGGGCATCCTGAATGGCACATTCTTGGGCGATGCACTCAAGGCTCTGGAGGGGGGGCAAGTCGTGACGATGGACGGCGTAACGCATGACGTTGGCAAGTGGGACTTGCTCATTGCGCACCCGCCCTGCACATATCTGAGCAATGCCGGCGCACGGCATCTCTGGAAAGGGCACCAGCTTCAAGCTGACCGCGTAATGTTGGGCATTCAGGGCCGCGACCTGTTTATGCGGTTCTGGTGGGCAGACATTCCCAAGATTTGCGTAGAAAACCCAGTGCCGAGTAAAGTTTTCTGCCTGCCACCGTATACGCAAGCTGTGCAACCGTATGAGTATGGACACCCATACAGCAAGAAAACTTGCCTTTGGCTGAAGGCCCTGCCGCCACTATTCCCAACCGATATTGTGGAGCCTGTGGCTACATGGTGTCCGTCTGGTTCTTACGCACATAAGCATAATGAGCGCAACAAGGGTATGTTTACCACCGACCGCGCCAAAAATCGAGCAAAAACATTTCCAGGTATTGCAAAAGCGATGGCTGAACAATGGGGGTAAAAAATGAAGCCTGAAAAGAGAACGATCCGTTTTATCGTGTTAGCAGCATTGCTGATTGTGACGCCGTGGCTTACATCCTGCGGTGCGGCCACTGCCGAGGCAGAAGTTGAAAGAAAGCCATGCTATCACGTCACTGTCTATTCCCCGGAAATTGTAAAGACCGGATATGCTGGAACACGATCTCCGAAGTATACCATCACCGTGGACAACTTTGGTGAGCTGGTGCCAGACCCGAAACTTTCTTCCGAGCGAGAGTACCAGCTCCTGCAAATCCCTCTTGGAGATGGCCGCTTTGAGTTGGTATCCACCTCGTTGGTGGAAATCGAGTATTACTGAGGGAGATGTGTGAGCATGAAAGCTTTACTTTTGAGCATCCAGCCAGTATGGTGCAGCAAGATCGTCCTGAAAGAAAAGACCGTGGAGGTGCGCAAGACAAGGCCGAAGCTGAAACCTCCCTTCAAGTGCTACATATACTGCACTCTGGCCGGGAGTGACAGCCTGTTTATGGATGTCCTCAACCGGGATGTGGCCGCGTGGAACCGTGGCGAATGGCCAGAAAAAAAGGGACGTGTCATTGGAGAGTTCATTTGCGATGACATCCGGCGCATCGGCCCTGAGTACTGCATCGTCAAAGAAGATATTGAAACAGCAATTGCTGGAAGTTGCCTCAGTATCAAGCAAGTAAAGGAATACGCCGGCTGGGATACCGGTATGAACTATGCCGACATGAAAGACCTGTATGGTTGGCATATTTCCGACCTGAAAATTTACGACCGCCCACGACCGTTAAGTGATTTCACAAGACTTCGGGCAACAAAAGTTGGCTATGAACCTGTAGATATTGAGCGACCACCACAATCCTGGTTTTATGTGGAGGACAGCAGATGAAATTAACCCTCTACGGCGACCCGCGAACCAAGAAAAACTCTGCCCGCATCCTCAAAAGCCGCTCAGGCGGGCGCTTTGTGGCCCCCAGCAAGGCCTATGTGGATTATGAGACGGACTGCCTGCGGCAAATCAAAAGGCCGCACAGCCCCATTTCTGACCGCGTGAACGTGCGGTGCGTTTACTACATGAAAACCGCCCGCCGGGTCGATCTGGCAAACCTCATCGAGGCGACCACGGACATTCTGGTGAAAGCCCGCGTGCTGGAGGACGACAACAGCCGCATCGTTGCCGCCCACGATGGCAGCCGGGTGGAGCTTGATCGGAAGAACCCGAGGGTGGAAATTGAGATTGAAGAAATGGAGGACGAAAAATGAACCAAATTTTTCTTGTCATCGGCGCAACGCTTTGCTACGTCGGCGGATTCGGCATAATGATTTGTCTTTTGGGCGTCCTAACCGAACTGTGTATCGAAATCTGGGACAGTAATTTTAGACAGATTTGTGTTCGATTCCAAATTGCGCCGGGCGATGTTTCATACTTTGCCCAGAATAAAAAAGACATTGAAGCAGCACTTGAAAAGCAACGCATTCGGTGGCCGAACACGGACGATGCATCTTTCGGGTGGTGGAACTGCCCAGAATGCAACGCGCCGAACCGATACGCCAGCGAAAGCAAACCGGTTGCATATTGCCGCTGCTGCGGGCAAGCTGTCGATATGGATTACTACAGGAGGCATGCCAATGATTCGCACGCGGACACCTGACGCCGACACACCAAAGCCTGACAGCGGCGCGGACTACCGCACCGTCAAAACGTGGTTCCAGCAGTGCCGCGACCTTGCGGCAGCTATCGAAATCCAGAAGCAAAAAATACAGCGTATCCGGGACGTGGCAGAAAAATGCACCCAGAGCCTGAGCGGGATGCCTGCGGGTGGTGGCAATGGGGACAAGGTGGGCTTCGCTGTAGAGCAGCTGGACACCGAGCGCCGACAGCTTCAGAGGATGGAGACGGACCTGTGCAATCTGCGTGTCGAGGCCACCCGGCGGGCATACTGCCTGATAGCCGAGCCGGAATGCGCCGAAGCGATTTGCGAGCACTATATCATGGGCAAGTCTCACAAGGAAATCGCAAAAGAAGTCAGCGTATGTGGGGCAGAGGTGGTCTACCGGCGAATCAAACGCGGATGCATGGCTTTGGCCGAGATATGGGACGAGTTTTCTGACGTGCAAAGTGTACAATATGCACAAGAAAACACAGCGTGATTTTGGCAGGGGTTAGCTCTTTTCAAGTCTGTAAGCTTAGATGTAAAATTTTAATAAGCGGTTCAGCGCTAAGCGATGGCCGCTTGCCACGCAGCTTCCAGAACGGTCCCTTCCTTGTGACAGGTTTTCATGCTTTCCTGTTCTCCTTCACCGTTTTGCGGGCTGCTTCTATGCGATACACTGACATAAAGGCAGCCTGTCGCTCATAAGAGACAGGAGGCGGTTCGATTCCGCCGTATCGCACCGTATGGCGCATGGACTCATCCCCCACAAAGCTGCACGCTTAACCTCCCGTGCCACGAGAGAAAGCTTTGAATCCCCGAGGGTGTGGGTAGGCTTCCCGACGGGATGTGCGTCAAACAACAGCCCCGGCGGAGAACCGGGGCTGTTTTATATGGCCGCCTGAGCGCAGTTTGGAGCGCGTGTCAGCTGAGATATTGCTGGCTGGTTCGAGTCCAAGGGCGGTGTTTTATACTCCGGTAGCTCAAGTGGTAGAGCAGCGGTCTCCAAAACCGCATGTTGCAGGTTCGAGTCCTGCCGGGAGTGCTTGCATGATCTGACGAGAGCGGGGAGTGCAATAGCGGGGCATCCAGCCGCGAAAGTTCTGGACGCAGAGGCTTTGCACCCGACAAGCAAAGCCTCTTATTATATGCCGTCATAGCTCAATAGGCAGAGCGCCGCCCATTTAAGGCGGGACAACATTGGTGATACCACGGGAACATCACTGCACAGCCAACCACTGCGCACATCCATTCCGTGGGTGCCGGTTCGAATCCGGCTGGCGGCACATTCGATATTTTGACCGTTCGGATTTTCCGGGCGGTTTTTCTTTTGCATGAGCTTAGAGAGGTGGTGGCTGTGGGGGCAAAACTGACAGACCGACAGAAAAAGAAAATCATTGCGGACTATGTGCAGCTCCACAATTACCGCAAAACTGCCAAGCTGAACAACGTCGCCGAAAGCACCGTGCGCAAGGTTGTGAGCGAAAATCCGGTATGTGCAGATTTGTGCGCCAAGAAAAAAGAGCAGAACACGCAGGACATGCTTTCATACTTAGGCAGCAAGCGCGAGGAAGCGCAGGATCTTCTCGGGCTGTACCTGAAAGCGATGGCAGACCCAGACAAAATTGCAGAAGCGACGCTGCCACAGTTATCCACGGCGTTTGGAACCATCGTGGACAAGTTTGCTATGCTGGGAGACCAGAGCGGCATAGAAGTCCCGGATGATGGCCTGCTTGAGGCTCTGAGCGCCGCCGCAGACATAAGTCCCCCGGATGACGTGGAGATGCTGCCGGAGGAAGAGGACGACCATGCGGAAAAGTAACGGCTTTCGCTGGAAAGCCCTCAGCCAGCGGCAAAAGCAGGTCTTGAGCTGGTGGACACCGCAGAGCGCATACAGCAGCTACAACGGCATCATTGCTGATGGTGCTATCCGCTCGGGCAAGACCTTTGCCATGAGCTTTTCTTTTGTCCAGTGGGCTATGACCTGCTACAGCGGCCAGCAGTTTGCCATGTGTGGCAAGACCATCGCCAGTTTCCGGCGCAACGTGCTGGGGACGCTCAAGCAGCAGCTTGCAGCCCGTGGCTACAACGTCAAGGAGCACCGGGCCGAAAACTGCATGACCGTCAGCAAGGGTGGCAGAACCAACGAGTTTTACTTCTTCGGCGGCAAGGACGAGAGCAGTCAGGACTTGATTCAGGGCATCACCCTTGCGGGGGCGTTCTTCGACGAGGTGGCCCTGATGCCGCAAAGCTTCGTCAATCAGGCCACAGCCCGTTGCTCTGTCACCGGGTCAAAGTTCTGGTTCAACTGCAACCCGGGCAGCCCGCAGCACTGGTTTTATCTCGAGTGGGTGCGCAAGTGCCGTTCTCGCAAGATGATGTATCTCCATTTCACGATGGACGACAACCTGTCACTTTCCGAGGACATCAAGGCCAGATACCGCAGCCAGTACAGCGGTGTTTTCTATCAGCGCTACATTCTGGGCCTGTGGACGGTGGCCGAGGGCCTTGTATTATGACATGTTCGACCGCAAGAAGCACGTTGTTGATGAGCTTCCGGCGCTGTCTCAAAAGAACGCTTATGTGGCTTGCGACTTTGGCACCCAAAACGCAACGACCTTTCTGCTGTTCCAGAAGCAGGCAGATGCAGACTGCTGGATCGTCACCCGGGAGTACTACTACAGCGGCCGCGAACAGAAGCGGCAAAAGACCGTGGGCGAGTACGTCACAGACCTCAAGGCGTGGCTGAACGGCCTCAAGCCGGAGAGGATCATTGTTGACCCCTCTGCCCTGCCCCTGATTACAGAGCTGCGCAAGAACGGCTTTACCCAGACCCCAGCAAACAACGACGTTCTGAGCGGCATTCTGGACGTGCAGACCATGCTGCAGACCGGGCGGCTGAAGATTTACAAAGACTGCAAGCACACGCTGGAAGAGTTTGGCGTGTACGCTTGGGATCCAGATAAAGACGACACCGTGCTGAAGGTCAACGACCACTGCATGGACGCTATCCGCTATTTCGTGCGCACAAAGCGCCTTGTGAAACTGAGGGATTGATTTTGAGCACTGTATACACATTCCAGACCTTCCAGCAGGCGCAAGCCGCCGGGGAACAGCCTGATTTCATCCGGCGCTTCGTGCAGCAGCACTGCACTTCCGGGCCTTACAAGATGGCGTTGGACGCCGACCTGTACGATGCCCAGAAAAACCCGGGGGCTGAACGCTTTGCACAGGCTTACGCTTTGATGCTGAAACGTCTGTCCAAAAACACCAAGCAGGACACCCCACACCCCGATATGGTCAAGAGCAATCTTTTCCGGCGGCTCAACAAGCAGCGGGCGGCCTACTCCCTCGGCAACGGCGTGGTCTTTGCGGACGATGGCGTGGACAAGGACAGGCTGGGGCAGAACTTTGACGAGCAGATCCAGAAGGCCGGATATTTCGCCCTGATCCACGGTGAGAGCTTCGGATTCTGGAACAACGACCATCTGGTGGTTTTCAAGCTGACCGAGTTCGCACCCCTGTACGATGAAAAGACGGGCCTTTTGCAGGCGGGCGTGCGCTTCTGGAGGCTGAACCCGGACACGGATATGCACTATATCCTGTACGAGCTGGACGGCTTCACTGAGTACACGGAAAGCAAAATCGGCAGCACGATGCAGGAGACCGTGCCGAAGCAGGCATACAAGAGCGTGACCGTCACCACACCCGGCGGCGGGTTGGAAAGCGTAGAGGGCGAAAACTACAGTGCTCTTCCCATCGTGCCGCTGTGGGGTTCAGACCTGCATCAGAGCACCCTTGTGGGGCTGAAAGCCTACATTGACAACACTGATCTGGTAATGTCCGGCTTCTGCAATGACCTGCAGGACTTTTCGCAGATCTACTGGCTGTGCGAGAACTTCAACGGCATGACCGATGACGAACTGCAGGAGTTCCTCGTCAAGCTGAATCTGTACCACATTGCAGGCGCAGACACCAGCGAGGGCGGCAAGATCACGCCCTACACCACCGAGATTCCTGTGACGGCCCGGCAGGCTCTTTTGGAGCTGCTCCACACCCGGGTGTATGAGGACTTCGGCGGTCTGGATGTGCACTGTGTGAGTGCGGACAGCACCAACGACCATCTGGATGCAGCCTATGAGCCGCTGAACCAGAACGCGGACGATTTCGAGGCACAGATCAAGCCGTTTATCCGGCAGATCTGCGCACTGGCTGGCTTTGACAACGCCATGCCGACATTCAACCGCAGCAAGATCACCAACACGGCCGAGCAGGTCAGCATGGTGATTTCTGAGGCACCGATCATCGGGCAGGACATGGCCATTGACCTGCTGCCCAACCTGACCCCGGAACAAAAGGAGCAGGCCAAGGCCGCGCTGATGGCTGAGAGCGCAACGAGAGAGACCACGGACGATGACACAGACGAGGAGGACAATAATGATGAGTAAGAATGAAGACTACCCGCTTGTTCAGGCTTTTATTAACGCCCTGAACGCAAAATCTCAGGGTGAAGTTGAAAAACAGGCCGAGATTATGTACGGCCAAGTGTTCCGAAACCGTTATAGCGGAAGAGACATCCATGAAACAAACCGACCGTGACCGTATCTCTACACGCCAGCTGAACCGCCTGCGCCGCCGTATCCTCCGGATGTACGGCACTGCCCGCCGGGAGATGCAGGAGCAGCTGACCGAGTTTTTAGCCAAGTACAAAGCGCTGGACGAGCGCAAGCGGGCGCATCTGGATGCAGGCGAGATCACCGAGGATGATTACCGCATCTGGCTGCAAAATCAGGTCTTTCAGTCCGATTTGATGCGCCAGAAGCTGGACGGCATCACGCAGACCTGCACCACAGCCCAAGAGACGGCCTACAAGCTGGCCCGGGACGAGCAATACAACATCTTTTCCTTTGGCGCAAACTGGGCTTTCTACGAGCTGGAACAGGCCGCAGGCGTGACGTTCGGGCTGACTCTGTACAACACCGAAGCGGTCAAGCTCCTGCTGAAGGAGAACCCCCGCATGGTGCCAAACAAGCGCATCAAGAGCGAGAGCAACCGCACCTATGACGCCCGGGTGTTCAATCGCTACGTCATGCAGGGCATCATTCAGGGCAAGAGCGTCCACGACATTGCCGTGCAGGCCGTCAACGGCATGGCTGATACAGAGATCCACTGGGCCATGAACAACGCCATCACGGCCCTTACCAGCGCCCAGAACGCCGGGGCATTGCAGCAGATGCACAACGCTCAGGCTTTGGGCATCGAGGTCAAAAAGCGGTGGAACTCCACCCACGACTACCGTACCCGTGAAATGCACCGCCTGCTTGACCAGCAGACGGCAGAGCTTGACGAGCCGTTCAAGGTCATGGGTTACGAGATTCAGCGCCCCGGCGACCCCAACGCAGCGCCGGAGATGGTCTACCACTGCCGCTGCGTGCTGTCCTCTGCGCTGGGCAAGTATCCACGGCAGAACGCCATGCAACGGGACAATGTGACCAAAGAGACAACGCCCGTCATGGATTACACCGAGTGGTATAAATCCAAGGGCGGCAAGGAAGCCGAGCAAATGTGGTGGGCGGAAGAGCGCAAGAGAAAGAAGGAACGAGAATGAAGCATAAAAATAAGGCCCTGCCGCCCGGCAGAGCCTAAAGGTCAATGTTATGTTTCGGACGGGATATATTCAAGTATGTCCCCCGGCTGGCATTCAAGCAACCTGCAAATTGTTTCAAGGTTCGACCACGAAAGTTGCCCACCATCACGTAATTTTTGCAAGGTTGACTGGCTCAACAGATTTTCCTGACGGATTCTCGACGTGTTGTAACCGGCTTGTTTCAACGCATCAAGGACATTTATTTTGAACTTCAACGGCATAAGCTCACCTCCTATTACATCTTTAGTATACAGGATAATTTGCACGAAAACAAGTGCAAAAGTAGCCAAAGAAAAGACTAAAGTTAGTGCAAAACGTCAATATACTTGCACGAATATTAGTGCTATAATATTCTTGTGAGCAAGAGGGGCGGAAAGGAGGACGCCCATGAAGTTCAAGGATTTCAAGAAGCTGAACCGCGAAGAACAGCACCGAAAGTTTGAACAGTACAAAAAAGAGTGGTTAGCTACTCGCCATAGCTAACCACTCGTAAGCCAGAGAAACCGTATTCAAAAAGCTCCTCTTACTCACATTTTATTTTTTTATAAGCGATTTGTCAAGTAAAATGTGAGGTTTTAGCAATGGAAACACCAAAAATCACGAAGGTGGAGCTTGAACTGGATGCTGTTTCTGGTGAACTCCGCACAATGCACGACCTGTTGAACATCTTTGCCAACTGGTTTGAGGAAACGCACAAGACCGATATGCTCAATCGAGAGCGCACCAGCGAGCTTGTGAGCCAGATTTGGAGCGAAGCCCCGATGTACAACTCTTTGATTACGGCCTTGTTTGCATCTCTCACGGGTTTGGAAAAGGAAGTCGATGCGGTGCTGGAAGCGGAGGTGAGCGCATGAACGATACTCGATTTGAACGTGACCACTACATTGAGGTCATTGACGGTCTGCTGAAAAAGGCCGATGTGCGCCGCCTGCGCCTTGTGTGGATTTTCGCAAGCGGAATCATTAAGAGAACGGAGAAATGATTATGAGTAACATCCAGATTTTCAATTACCGGTCCAACGAAGTCCGCACCGCAGAGATGGGCGGCGAACCGTGGTTTGTCCTCAAGGACGTGTGTAACATTCTCGGCGTGGTCAATGACCGCAATGTTGCCGCACGGCTGGATGAAGATGAAAAGGGTGTCTGTCAGATGGACACCCTTGGCGGCACGCAAAATGTAACAGTGGTCAGCGAATCCGGCCTTTACCATGTCATTCTCCGCAGCGACAAGCCGGAAGCGGCTCCGTTCCGCAAGTGGGTCACGTCTGAGGTGCTGCCCAGCATCCGCAAGAATGGCGGCTACATCGCCGGGCAGGAGCAGCTCACCCCGGAGGAGCTGATGGCAAAGGCTCTGCTTGTGGCAAACAAGACACTTGCAGACCGGGAAGCCCGCATTTGTGAGCTGACCGCACAGAACAGCCAGCTCACCGTGGAGAAGCAGATCATGCAGCCAAAGGCCGAATACTTCGACGAACTGGTTGACCGCAACCTGTTGACCAATTTCCGGGAGACGGCCAAGGAGCTTGGCATCAAGCCCAAAGCCTTTGTGGCGTGGCTGCTGGAAAAGAAATTCCTTTACCGTGACCAGAAAGGCAAGCTGCTGCCCCGAGAGGACAAGAACAGCGGCCTGTTCGAGGTCAAGGAAGCCAAGAACGACAAGACCCAGTGGAGCGGCGTGCAGACGCTTATCACTCCCAAAGGCCGAGAGACGTTCCGGCTGCTGTACCTGTAACTGAAACCTCATCGCAAAACACGAGGGGGGCGGCGTTTTACCGCACCCCTATCAGTAAAACCCAATAACCGACCCTGCCCCACACCGGGGCGGGGTTTTGTTATACATGGAGTAAAACATGGAGTTTAACTACGACATCAAATTCACTGACAACACCCCGCAGCTGCATGAGGCTCTGAACTCTTGGGCGGAGCGGGTGCTGACCCTCTGGGGCATGAAGGTGCAGGACTACGCCCAGCTGCTTGTGCCCACTGGCACGGCAGACAGCACGGGCATTGAGGGCTACGTGGGCGGCGCGCTCAAGCAGAGCCTGACCTTTGCCCTCGACCTCGCAAAAAAGACCGTGACCATCGGGTCAAACCTGTTTTACAGCGTGTATGTGGAGCTGGGCACGGGCATCTTTGCCGAGAAGGGCAACGGACGCAAAACGCCATGGGTCTGGAAGGACTTCAACGGCAAGTGGCACTTTACCCGGGGCATGAAAGCCCGCCCGTTCCTACGCCCGGCGGTGGAAGATCATATTGACGAACTGCGAGAGATCGCAGTGGAAGAAGGAAACCGGGAAAACTAAATATATCATTGACTTTTGTGTAACCAAATGTTATAATAATTATGGTGACACAAAAGTGAGGTGATTTATATGTCGCCTAGAACAGGACGGCCAACATCAGACCCTAAGACCCATGACACACGAATTAGAATGTCTGACGATGAAGTTCGTATGTTGAATATCTGCTGTGAAAAAACTGGCTTAACAAAAGCCGATGTTATTCGCAAAGGCATAAAGGAGTTGTACGAACGCCTGACAAAATAATAAGCTCTCGCCCGATGATTGGTAGTCGGTGGGCGAGAGCTTGCAAAGCACCAGAGGTTTCCCTTTGGTAAATCCATTATACCAAACTGGGCGACCTCTTACAAGTGAATAAGAGGTATTTTAGCAATGGAAACACCAAAAATCACGAAAGTGGAGCTTGAACTGGATGCTGTTTCTGGCGAACTCCGAGTAATGCACGACCTGTTGAACATCTTCGCCAACTGGTTTGAGGAAACGCACAAGACCGATATGATCAAGCGGGAGCGCACCAGCGAGCTTGTGAGCCAGATTTGGAACGAAGCCCCGATGTACAGCTCTATGCTGACGGCTCTGTTCGCATCCCTTACCGGGCTGGAAAAGGAAGTTGATGCAGTTCTTGAATCGGAGATTGCGAGGGGCAGCAATGGATGCTAAAAAAGATATTGAAGGGAAAAGATTTGGCAGATTAATTGCGATAGAGCTTGTTCCGGGAAATGGACGTTCCAGATGGAAATGTGTTTGCGACTGCGGTAATACTATAGAAGCAAATCGAACCAATTTGGTATCTGGAAATACCAAAAGCTGTGGATGTTTAAGAAAGGAAACTTCACGAAAAAATGTAGAAAAGCACCCATTTACTAAAAAGCATGGGAAGCACGGAACCAGAATATATGAAACGTGGGCAAATATGCTTTCTAGGTGTAGAAATCCTAAAATTAGATCGTATAGAGATTATGGATCCAGAGGAATCAAAGTATGTGAAGAGTGGCTTGAATTTGAAAATTTCTATAAATGGGCGTTATCATCGGGGTATAAAGAAAATTTAACGATTGACAGAATAGATGTTAATAAGGATTATTCACCAGAAAATTGCAGATGGGCAACAACAAAGCAACAGGCAAGAAACAAAAGAACATCCGTTTTTATTACTTATAAAGGAGAGACCAAGGTATTAAAAGATTGGGCGATAGAGTATAAAATAGACAGCTCAACGCTAAAAGGAAGAATTTCGAGAGGATGGAGAATTGAAGACGCACTAACAAAACCGGTAAAAAAGTAAATTTTTTTGGAAGAAGCTCACATTGTGGGCTTCTTCTTTTTATACCCAAATTCCAATATATGCCGCTTTAGCTCAGTCTGGCAGAGCGCCGGATTTGTAATCCGGGGGCCGTGGGTTCAAGCCCCACAGGCGGCACCACACCGGCAGCACGTCCGGCAAATAAACCTTATCGCCAAGCATGGCAGCCCGAGCAAGGGCAGAAAGGACTATCACATGGCACTCGAACGCAAGACTCTCCGGGCGATTCTGGAAGATGAAACGACCGACACCAGCGGCAAGCTCAAGAAAATTCTGGACGTGCTGCATGAGGAAACGGACACTTTGCAGGACCAGCTCGTTGAGAAGAACGCAGCCCTCGCCAAAGCCGAAAAGGACCGCGATGCAGCCAACAGCGGCAAGGAAGCCGCTGAAAAGGCGCTGACCGACTACAAGGCCCAGCAGACCCAGAAGGACACCCACGCAGCCAAGGAAGCCAAGTTCCGGGAGCTGCTCAAGTCCGCCGGGGTGCTGGATAAGTATGCAGACCGCGTTGTGCGGCTGTCCGGCGAAGACATCGACAAGTTGGAGCTGGACGAAAAGGGCAACGTCAAGGACGCCAAGAAGCACGCCGACAGCCTGAAGGCTGATTGGAGCGACTTCGTAGGCACTACGACCACCACCGGCGCAAAGGTGGACACCCCGCCCACCAACACCGGCTCCAAAATGACCAAAGACCAAATTTTTGCAATCAAGGACGCTGGCGAACGCCAGGCCGCGATTGCTGCTAATGCCGACCTTTTCACGGGCGGCGGAAAGGAATAACACATGGCAGCAAAAGAAAACCTTATCGTAACTACCGACATTACCGTCAACCCCCGAGAAATCGACTTCGTCACCCGTTTCCAGCGCAACTGGCAGCATCTGCGCGACATCATGGGCATCATGCGCCCCATTCGGATGCAGCCCGGCGCTACCCTCAAGAGCAAGTACGCCGAGGGTACGCTCCAGAGCGGCACTGTTGCTGAGGGCGAGGAGATCCCCTACAGCAAGTTCACCGTCAAAGAAAAGACCTATGCTGACATTACTGTCGAAAAGTTCGCCAAAGCCGTCTCTCTGGAAACCATCAAGAAGTACGGTTACGATGTCGCCGTTCAGAAGACCGATGACGAGTTCCTGTACCAGCTGACCGCGAACGTCACCGACCGCTTCTACAAGTACCTGAACACCGGCACTCTGAAAGGCACCCCCAAGACCTTCCAGATGGCTCTGGCGATGGCCAAGGGCAGCGTTGAGGACAAGTTCAAGAACATGCACCGCACCGTCACCGGCGTCGTGGGCTTCGCCAACATTCTGGATGTGTACGAGTACCTGGGCGCGGCCAACATCACCGTTCAGAACCAGTTCGGCTTCCAGTACATCAAGGACTTCATGGGCTACAACACCATCTTCCTGCTTTCCAGCGGCGAAATCGCGCGAGGAAAGGTCATCGCAACCCCGGTGGACAACATCGTCCTGTACTATGTTGACCCCGCCGATAGCGACTTTTCCAAGGCCGGTCTGGTCTACACCACTGCGGGCGAGGCAAGCAATCTCATCGGCTTCCACACTCAGGGCAACTACCACACCGCAGTCTCGGAGAGCTTCGCCATCATGGGCATGACCCTGTTCGCTGAGTATCTGGACGGCATCTCTGTCCAGACTATCACCCCGGGCGAGTAATCGCCCCTTTTGAGTAGGAGGCGCCAAATGACCGTCCCTGAGCTGTGCGTTTACACGCGCAATTTTTTTGACCGGGCGGACGACCCCATTGCCGGGGAGTTCGCCTTTGAGCCGGATACCGTGCCCGCCGGGGTAGTGCCGGGGCAGTATTTCCTCGTGTGCGGATCCATCTTCAATGACGGAGTGCACAAGGCCGGGGACGGCGATCTGACCGCCGAGACCTTCACCGGCACGGTGCAGCCTATGCGCGTGCCGCCTGATTTTGTGGCGCTGGCTGAAAAAATCGACGCATACGACAAGGCGCTCCCGGCCGGCGGTGTGTATGTGTCCCAGTCCTTCGGCGGCTGGTCTGGCACGATGGCTGCAGGCGCGGACGGCCTGCCCGCAGATGGAAAGACCCGCTATAAATCCGAGATCAATCATTGGAGGAAGATGTGACATGGTCAATTCGTTCACTGCATCCACCGTGATGCAGAGTTTCACCAAAAAATACCGTTTCCAGACCCGCAGTTATGAGCCGGACGGCGTCGGCGGCTTTGTCTCCGGCTGGACGGACGGCCCGGAATTTGAGGCCGTAGAGCGTCACGACACCACCGTGGAGGCTCAGGTCGCAGAGCAGGCGGCTACAGCGTCCACCTATACGCTGCTGGTCAACACCGGTGTGCCTCTGGCTTTCCCGGACTACATCAAGCGGGTGAGCGACGGGCAGATCTTTCAGGTGACGAGCGCAGCCGATGAGGGCAGCGCTCCGGAAGAATCCGGCATGGGCCTGCGGGCCGTGAAGTGCAAAAAGG